CTCCGTTATAGACGTCAAAACCGGTGTCCGTCATCTCGGAATAGCCGGTTTCCTGTCCGGGTCTTCCCGCAAAGTACCTACCGCCATAGATCACAGAGTTTCCTTGCATATACACATTTCCGTTGACGTCCACTCGAAATCGGTCGGCGATATTGATCTCACCGCCATCGACATCGATGTTTCCGACAAAGGTGTACTCCCCGGTCTGCGGGTTGAAATACAACTTGTCTTGCATCTGCCCTGCGGCATCCAAAGCCCGCATGACGAACCGATCCGCATTGATAATGATCTCGCCTTTGCCGTCCGCACGGGTTATGGTAAGACCATCTTCGTCTGCGATTTTGACCCCGTAATAGGCGGTATCCTTTTTTACCGCCGTTGTCTCCATTCGGACGAATTGGGTTTCCAGTCCCGGTGTTTCGGTATCCACTTCCACGCTTACCTCTTTCGAGGAGAAAGGGTCATAGGTCTTCCCGATCACTCGAACATACTCGTTGATGCCAAGGCTGCGAAAAGCAAAGTGGACTTCATCGCCGATGTCGATATCCGTAGGTGAACGCAAAGTGCAGGAATAACTCCTTGTCCCTTTCGCTTTGTCTACGGTCTTGCTAATCGCCACAACGTTCCTATCCACGAGTTCCTTCGGAATAGTTGCCCCGCGGTGGTTGTAAATGAACACGAAGTAGCCCCGAAATTCGGTTTCGTAGCCGTTCTTTTGACAGAAGTCGAGTATCATTGCCCGCGAGGAAGTTCTGCCGTTTGTGGCAAACATAAGCGGTTCTGTCGGCTCAACGGTCCCGCATGAGAAACCGCTCCCAAGCAATATAGCCGAAACGATCTCTTGCGGTGTGCCTTGTATCGTTCTGCTCTCCTGAATAATGGATGCCAACCGATAAGAAACGTGTTCGCACGAGCAGGAAAAGACCAGTTTCCCCGATGAGATGCTCTTCTTGAATGAAGTCACATCATAATGCTCGGAACCGTACTCTACAACATAGTTCTGATTGTCATGTAATCGGAGAAGGTCATCGGTCAAAAGTGTTTCAAAGGTGAGCGTTTTTGCCGTTGACAACTTCTCCTGAAATTTGCAAGAAAGTACCGCCGGGACTTGAGCGACTCTCGTATTGTCCCTGGTTCGTATAATCAAGTCCATCAAGTCACCCCCAAGGCCCGCATAAGCGAGGCATTCTTTTCGTATTGAATTTCGCTCGTTGCCTTGCTGATCTCTTTCCCGTCAAGATACAAAGGCACCGAAATCGTTATCGGTGTTCCGCTTGCTCCGAGTGCCGTAGCCATCGAGTGTACCGGCGATGACAAAAGACTGTCATTCGCTATGCCGTGTATATTCGCCCGTGCATCGATGTCGAAATCTGTCGGCAGAGAGTCTTGGATATCTTTGTCCACCTTCTCCATCTCGTCCACGAAACCGATGCCCAATCCCATCGACATAAATCGACCGATTTCGGCAAACTTCTTTGACGGCGAGTGGATTCCAAAGAAATCCTTGATGCCGTTCCAAAGGTTACTCGCCCAGCTGGACACTTTATCCCAAATCCACGAGGCAAGTGACTGGATGCCGTTCCAAAGCCCACGAACGAGGTTCTTGCCGACTTCCGCGACTTGTCCCACACCCTGACCGAGCGAAGAAACGATGCCGGAGATGATCTGGGGCATCGCCTTGCAAATCTCGACTATGATGGTCGGGAGATTAGTTATTAAAGAAGTCAGAAGTTGGATTCCCGCCTGGACGATCAAAGGGATATTTCCTATAATCGCATCCAAAACGCTCGATATGATCTGAGGAATTGCGGTCAAAATCGTAGTGATGATGACTGGCAAATTCTGTATCAATGAGGTCAGGAGCTGAATTCCCGCATCTATCAATAGAGGAATCGCCCCCAAAATCCCGGATATGATATTATCGATTATCTGGGGTAAAGCGCTCACAATTGAAGAGATGATGACCGGGAGTGCGCTCACCAATGAAGTGAGCAGCTGTATTCCTGTCTCCACGATCATCGGGATGGCATCAAGGAGAAAATCTATCACACTCTTGATGAGGGTCGGCAAGGCTGAAATCAAAACCGGGATGGCATCGAGAATGCCCTGGGCGAGTCCCTTGACAAGCTCCAATGCCGCCTTTAGAATCTTCGGGAGATTATCGATGAGGACCTTGCAGACCTGGACCACCACCGACACAATCGCGGGGATCAATTTGGGGAGTGCCTTGCTGATGCCCTCTGCCAAAGTGACCACGACCTGAATCGCCGTATCGACGAGCATCGAGAGGTTATCCAGAATCACATTCACCAGTTCCATGACCAGCATCAAGGCACCATCAGCTATCTGGGGCAAGGCTGTAATAAGGCCATCCAATACTGCCCTGCCTATCTCGACTGCTGAAGAAACGATCATAGGAAGGTTGTCGACTATAGCTTTTCCCACGGACATCAAAATGGTCTTGATTAAGTCCAGGATGACCGGGACATACTGCATGATACTGTCGAGCGCCTTTGGGAGAATGCCGGATATGACTTCTCCCATCTTTGAAAGGTCTCCATTCGCACCGAGGATGCCGTTGGTAAACTCACCGAGAAGATCAACCCCCTCTCCTGCCAGTTGCGTGAGAACCGGAAGAAGAATTGTGCCGAGTGCGTTTTTCGCCGCCTTCGTACCAAGCGTCAACTTCTGGACTTGGTCATCGAGTTGTCCGTAAGCGGAAAGCATCTCGCCGGAAACGACATACCCGGCTTTTCTCGCCTCTTCGCCGAGTTCGTTCATGCGTTCTGCCCCGGCGGTTATCAGCGGGTTTAACTCCTGCGCCGACTTCCCAAGGATAGTCATTGCCAAGGCATCTCGTTCGGTTTCGTTTTCCACCTTGCCGAGGGCATCGATGAGTTCCCAATAGACGTCATCGCTGTTGCGAAGTTCCCCATTGGCATCGGTAACGCTAACCCCTAACTTGTCATAGGCTTCAACCATCGATTTCGAGCCGTCTTTCGCCGACTTCATCGATTTGATCTGTTTTGCCATCGACTTGGTCAGCGTTTCGGTAGAGACGTCAACCAGTTCGGCGGCATACATATATTCTTGTAGTTTATCTGTTGCAATGCCGGTTACGACACTCTCGGTCAAAACGGTATCAGCATACTGTGCGCCTTCCCGCGACATATCGATGAGTGCCTTTCCCGCGCTGATGGCGGCTGCGGAAACAGCGGCAAAAGCCACGGCGATGGTCGCGGCGGCTGCTTTACATACACCGCCCAAAGCCTCGAAATGCCCGGACGCGTTGTCCGCATCCTTTCCGGCATCCTTGACTTCCTCCCCCATATCATCGGCGGCTTTCCCGGCATTATTGAATCCTTTTTTACTGTCTTCGAGAGCCTGATTGTTTTCGTGTAGCTCTCGTTCCATCTTGTTGAGTTCCGCTTGGGCATTGTTCAGTTGGGTTGCCCATGCTTGCGTTCTTCTGTCGTTTTCACCGAAGGAGGACGAGGCATTTTGTAAAGCGGAACGAAGGGTTTCGATCTTTGATTTTTGGGCATCGATGTTCTTGTTCAGTACGTTATTCCGCGCTGTCAAAGCCTCGACCGACTTGTCTTGCGAATCGAAAGATGACTCTACGAGTTTCATCTCCGAACCCAGGACTTTCATTTGGGAGTTGATATCGGAGAGGGCTTTTTTGAACTCTTTTTCGCCTTCGACCCCGATCCTTACACCAAAGTTATCTGCCAAGTTGTCTCACCTCCTTATAGCGTTAAAAAAGGACACCTCTCGGCAAGATGTCCTTTGCAAAATCAAATGCCAAACGGGATCGCTTCGTCAATGAAATGCTCCCTCCTCGGCTTGCTGATGCCGTTGAATTGTTTATAAACCTCCCACTGGTCCAGCAAGTGTCCGAGAGGCATCAGCCACACTTCTTTTTCGGTTCTGCCGAGCAATGTGACTCCGTAGAAAATCAGTCGGGCGAAGAGTTCCTCATCGGATATGCCCTCCGTCCGATCTATGCGTTTTTTGACTCTTCGCTCTTGACCTCTCTCTTCGTACCTTTCAGCAAGGCATCCATAATCGCCTCCTTAAAGGCAGCGATCTCAAACGGAGTGGTCAAAAGTTCCACAGCCTCCTGGTCGAGCAGTTCCCACTTGTCAGTCGGGTTCTGCAAGTTGTGAATAAGAATGGGCTGATTGGCAAGCAGCACGATGAGCCACATCAGTTCATCGAGCGCAAGTTCAAAATTCTCCGCTTTGGAGAGTTTCTCTCCCAGATTGCCAAGTCCCCCGTATTTCTTTGCGATTTCCTTCGTTGCCTTGGTCGTGAGCAAGAGTTCGTACTCTTTCCCACCAAGAACAATCTTTGCCGTTCTCTCTTCGTTCATTATTCGTTACCTCCGCCGTTGGTCGCATAGCTCGGTTCGTATACCGACTCGAACCAGTCCTCGGTGGTCTCGGCCGACACGCCGGTCGCACCTTCGGTGACTTCTGCTTTCCACGGGTGCTTGTTTTGAGCATCCAGTTTATTTCTTCGACTGATCACCCCTTCAATGGTGGGAGTCGAGAACTCGATGCTATCCCCCTTAGTCTTGAGAGAAGTCGAAGGGATGCCGAACAGAACACGATACAGCCAGAAGTAGCGGTATCTTCCCGATGCAGACTTCGCCCTGAACCCGATTGCCACGGGTTTGGGCGCGTCCTCCCCTGCGGAAATCAAGACGCCATTCGCATCGAGTCGCGCCCCGGTCAGATCCTGTGCGGTCTGAATACCGATATCGTTGATGCCGAGCGACAAAGTGCCGGACTTAAATTCTTTGATAACCGTATCCGCGCCATCATCCGCATAAAGCGTAGCCTCCAAAAGCTCAACGTTAATATCCGCATTGATGGCTTTTGCAAGCTGAATGGGAGTGGTATAGGTTTCGTTTCCGTTAGCATCTTCCGTGATTTTGGAATAAAAAAGTTTATCCAACCCGATAGTTGCCATGTTAATTTACCTCCTGAAATTGATAATTCTTCGCCACATCAATGGCATAATGGTGATAACCGGTATTGTCTTCACGAGATACATATCTGCGGTCGGTTATCGTGATATCCGCAGACAGTAGCGCCGCCTCGATTCGTCTCTTTGCGGATTGATAATTCCCCTTGTCATATAGGGAAATCCGCACCTCTTCCACATCCTGCTCCGGCTTATTATCCGCAAACAACTCGAAAGAGTCCAGGATAGGAGTGAGAACCGCATATCGATTGGGCGGTTGCTTTGAAAACACTCCGGTTTCCACCGGGATCGAAAGCCCATCCAAGATGGTCACCAGTTCCGACAACAGACTCATATCTTATCCACCTCGCTGTTTAGCATATCGATCATCGCCTTAACGCAAGCATTCTTGCTCTTCGATTTTGCTTTCTTCAAAAAAGGTTTCGGCGGTTGTCCGTGCTTTCCGTATTCGATGATATTAGCAAGCATCGCATTGCTCTTCCCATCGGGACGATTCTCGTCAAAGCCGACCTTGACGTTGAAATCGCCGTTGAAGTCCTGGCGGGGTTTCGAGACACCGAGCGCTTTCACAAGTTCCCCGGTGCTACGACTCTCTTCTTTCGTTCCGTGTCCGATGACTGCGGTCAATTCCTGTTTGACTTCGTTTTCGACAATTTCAGCCCCCGCTTTCAGGACTTTCGGAACGATCTCGTCCGTTTTATTACCAAGCCGAGATAGTTTCATTAAGAAATCATCCGGCATCTGAACCGTGCATTTCGCCACTCGGTCTCACCTCCTTGCATAAAACATCGATATACATCCCTCTGCCGTGGACATCCTCGACCGAAGTGATAACGAATCTGTGTGTATCACAGCGGATGATCTGATCCGTACAGATCTGGACACCGGGAATGACACGAAAACGAAATAGGTCGGTAGCCTCCGAAAAGGCCGCCCTGTTTGCCCAGATTTTGCTACCATGCCGACCTTCCCGGTATGCCCGAACCGATGCCAGAACCACCTCTGTTTGGGCGGTAAAGCCCTCTTCATCCCTTACGATCGTGGGTTGTATGATATCTATAAACGAGTCCATTCTGCCGATGCTCATACCTTCCACCGCCTATCCAAACGAAGGAGCAAGTTTACTGTATTCCAGATTTGTTCCCCCGCCGCCGTGCTGTTTGTGAAGAATCCCCCGGTCCCGCCGTCCCTGGACTCGTAAAAGTGGGATGCAAGCATAATCACCGCTTGCTCGGTAATTGGCGGGATCGGGTGTTCCGTGTAGTAGCCTTCTTCGAGGTGTTGATAACTCTCCGCATAGGATTTGGCGGCAGTAATGTACATCGACAAAAGATCGTCATCCTCGTTGTGTTCCAGGATCAAGTTCTTTTTTACCTTTTCCAGTAGCGTTTCCATCACTGCCACCTCCTCTCTTTACTCTTCGTCCGGCTGCTTGATAACGATGGTAATGACTGCTTGTTTGTAGCCGTCCGCATCAAGCGTAGCGGTCTTGGGAGTAGTCACGACTTCGTCCGCTTTGACCCAAAGGACAAACTCACCGGGCTGATCGAGACCAACCCCGACTGCCTCGCTGATATCGGCAGCCGTTGCCGCACCGCCGTTATATCTCATCTTCGTCAAGGAAGAGAGACCCGTGCCGATGCCGAGACCGATCCACTTGTGAACACCCTGACCGGATGCTCCGCTGTCATACTCCTCAAGATCGGCAACGTTGACGGTAATCGTAATGACGGTTCCGTCAATGGTAGCAGTTGCTTTCGCATTGTTCCTGCCACCCACACCGCTCAAATTAGGCGCAAGACGGGTGGAGAAAACCCACGCATCGGGAGCAACGACCCCGGCTTCCTTGAGTTTTACAAGGAGAGCGTTGAAGTCGTCCCGAAGAGTAGCAACCGTGGTGGCTTCAGAGGCGGGCTGATTGGGAGCGGAAGACGGGATACCCGTAACCTTCGCCCCCTCCTTGACCTCGAGTTCACCACCGATCACGGTCTTTTCGCCACCCTGCTCGGTATAGTTTTTCGTGTTATAACTCATACCGTTACCCCCTTAAGCGTGCTGCTGGAGAACCTTGATTGCTTCGGGAA